ACGGAGGGGACGTCGACCAGGCCCATGCCCGGCACGAACAGCCGCGCCAGGCCCTGGTCATCCTTCACGGCGACGCCATAGGGGAGAGCGTCACCCCGGTCCTGCAACTTCCAGTACTTCACTCCTCTCACCTCCTACTTGTCTCCATCAGGTGCAACCGAATTCGAGGACCATTCTATTCCCATTGTTCCTCAATGCACCCCAGCAATTCCCGGCGGGAAGACGAGGGTCTTCATGTTCGCCTCCATCTGGGCGTTGGCGGCGGCCTTCGCCTCGGGGGAGGAGGTCGTGGAGCGGGCGGTGTCGTAGAGGTCGTGCTGGGCCATCTTGACGTCGAAGGACTGCTGGGTGTGGAACTGGACCTCGAAGGTCTTGCCGTCCTTCGTGATGTTGGTGTTGATCCCCCGGTAGGTCGCGTCGGGGAGCCCCCAGGTGTTCTCGACCTCCACGAGGTAGCCCCGGCGGCGGTAGTCGTCCAGCACGTTCTGGGTGCCGGTCGCCAGGTCACCGGGCGGTGCCACCATCGTGTACCGCAGCGTGTCGCCGAGCTTCGCCCCGTACTGCTCGGGGGTCAGTCCCTTCTGCACCGACTTGCTGAACAGCTTCCGGGTGAGGGAGTCCTGGGTCTTCAGTCGGTGCTGCAGGCCCAGCAGGAAGCCGCCGTTGCGCGCGGCCATGTTGACCAGGCCGGAGGTGACGTTCGGCTCCAGCTTCGCGTACTCGCCGAGCAGCTTCCCGGAGACCGCCCACGACTGCGCGAGCCGCTGGCCGTCGGCCGCGTTGAACACGCCGACGTCCTTGATGGCCGGGACACCGGCGGGCCAGAACGGCTGGCCGGGGCCGGTCGACGGGGCGATGAGCTGCACCGTGGTGTCGGCCGCCGCCGAGAACGAGCTGTCGACGTTGGGGACCGGATCGACGTAGGGGTGGTTCAAGATCGCGGCGTTGTCCAGCGCCAGCGTGGGGTGGTGATCCCCGGTCCCGCCGGTGCCGATGAAGTCGCCGGTCTTCAGGTCGAAGACGCCCTCTTGGTTCCGGTCGCGCCCAGCCTTGATCGCGCTCGCGCGGTCGGGGAAGACGTCGGTGACCTCGACCATGTAGGCGTCGCGGTCCTCGGAGTACCAGCCGCCGAGCATGGCCCCCTTGCTGAAGTGGTCCCCGTGGGCCTCGATGACGTCGGCGACGGCGTTGGCGAAGTCCTCGCGGCTGACGTCCCCCCGGCCGACGATGCGCTCGGTGCCCGGCCGGGCGACGGCGACGCCGTCCACCGAGCCGACCTTGACCAGCGTGCCCTTCTTCGGGTTGTACGTGAACCCGCCATCGGCCTTCAGGGCGTCTAGCAGCTCGCCGGGAGGGTGCGGTGCCCGGCGAGCCCGAGAGGCGCTGGGGGCCGACTTCAGGGCCAGCGTGGGGTGCTCCCGTCGCTTGCCCGCCACGATCGCGCGGGCGTAGGCGTCCAGCGGGATCCAGCCGTGCTTCCAGTGCCGGATCTTCCCGGCCATCAGCCGCGCAGCTTCCGGTTCTGCGCCGCCAGGTAGCGCGCCTCGGTGGCGGCGCGCTTCGCTGCGGTCTCCTCCAGGTGCTTCTGGTAGCGCTTCTGCTGCTCGGCCCGCTTGGCTGCCGTGGCGGCCAGGTGTGCGGCGTACCGCGCCCGACGCTCCTCGTCCTTGTCGACGTGCGGCGAGGAGACCGACGCGCGCCGGGCGTCGCGGTAGGCCTTCATGTCGTCGGAGTCGACGGCCGACAGGCCCCGGCGGTAGGCCTTCATGTCGTCGGAGCTGGCGCTGCCGCGCGGGTCCGGGTGCTGGTGCTTGGCCACCTGCGCCCGCGCCCACGCCGTGATCGGGATCCAACCGTGCTTCCAGTGCTGGACCTTGCCCTTGGCCATCAGTGTCCCTTCGGCGGTGCCAGCGTGGTGATCGGCTTGGTCGTCGGCCGGGGGTCACGGCCTGCCTTGATGTCGGCGATCTTCGCCTTCATCTCGTCCGTCAGGTGCGTCGTCGTGGTCATCGCGGTGTGACGACCCCCTTCTGAACGAAGCCGCCCGACTTGGGGATCGGGATCCGGCCGAGCTTCGCGCCGCCGTAGACATCGTGCAGCATCGCCAGCACTCGCTTGCTCTGCGGCGTGGCGTTCTCGCCGTTGAACCAGCCCTCGGCGAAGGCCTCGGCGAACCACTCGAACTGGTTGCCGGTCCCGTAGACGGTCTGGTCGTCCAGGGTGTCGACCATCCACCGCTGCCTGGTCTCGCCGGAGTGCCCCTCCAGGCCGATGTCGGCCGCCGTCACCCGCTCGGTGGCGATGGCGTCGCCGCGCCGCTTGGCCGTGGCGGTCTGCATCTCCAGCGCGTGGCCCATCTCGTGGACGACGGTGGCCCTGGCGAACGCCTCCGGGTCGTCGGTGAACTGCCCGGCGATGGCCCCGTGGTCGCCGAAGTTCTCGTGGGCGATCTGGCGCTGCTTGTCATCGAAGGCGTTCTTGGACAGGCTGATCCGGCGACCGTCCCAGGTGGTGATCCCGAGGATGCCCTCCTTGCCCTGGGTGGCCACGATCTGGATCGGCTGCATCTTGGGGAACTCGGCCTTGACCTCGTTGTAGGCGTCGGCGACGACCTGCTTCTGCGCCTCGTCCATCTCCCAGGCCTCGCCGTGGTCGCTCCCGAGCGGGTCGTAGGCCGAGGACTTGTAGGCGACGAACTCGACTCCGTCCACGGTGTCGACCTTGCGATAAGTGGCTGCCCGGCGGGCAGCGGCGTCCTTGTCCGCCTGCGGCTCGGCAGCATCGACGTCCGCCATGACCTTGGCCATGATCGTCTTCCGTGCAGCCTTGGCCTTGGGGGAGTTCGCGCCGTACATGATCTCGGCCGCGCGGATCTTCTCGGCCGGGCTCATGTCGGAGTAGTTCTTCCGCATCAGCGCGGCATCCGAGATCTTCTGGTCCTTGGCGAGCGCCTTCTTCGTCATCGCCACCTTGGCGGCGTCCGACGGGGGATTCCACTTCGGCTTGTTGTCGGCGGGCGGCACCCAGTTCGGGGGCTTGCGGGTGCGCTTCGGGGGCTCGCCGACCTTCTCGGCGGCAGTGCGGCGGCGGACCGTCTTGACGTGCTCCTCCACGGTCGGCGCGTCGGTCAGCTTGAAGGTCGTCTTGCCCTGGCGCTTGGCCACCTGCGCGCGGGCGAAGGCGTCCAGCGGGATCCAGCCGTGCTTCCAGTGGTGGATCTTGCCCTTGGCCATCAGCGCCGACCCTCCAGCTTCACGATCTGCGTCTCGATACGGGCGAGGCGCTTGTTGATGCCGTCCAGGCGCTCGCGCCAGGCCGGGTCAGTCTGCCCTCTGGACGCCTGGCCGTAGGCGCGGGCGAGGGCGTCGCGCTTGTTGCGCAGCGTCCGCAGCGCCTGTTCGGGGGTCTTGGCCCTGGCGCGGTTGGTGTCCCGGCGGGCCTGCTGCTCGGTCCGGATCGGGTCACCATGCGGACGCAGCACCGGGCCCACCTCGCCGTGGTCGTCCACCTTGTACCGGGTGGCCCGCAGCTTCTCGGCACTGGTCCCTCCGGCGTCGCTGTAGAACCGGCCGAGGTCACGGTCGTTGATCGCCGCGCCGGGGTCGTGCCTGGCCGACACCGGTACCGGGATGCAGTGGCAGCCGGGGTGCATGGCCATCAGGTGGTTGGAGTGGTAGACGCGGGTCGAGTCGGCCACGCAGAGGCCGCACGAGCCCTCGTGGGACAGCTCGGCGTGCAGCACCCGGCGGTAGCCGGTGATCAGTCCGGCGTCGGCCGCGCTCGCCATGGTGGCCGCCGCCTGGTTGCGTGTGGCCAGCGCGACGTTGAGCTGGGTGCCCCGGCGGACCCGCTCGACTGCCGCGTCCAGCGGGCTGGTCAGCTCGGTGGGGGTCGACACCCCGGCCGCGACGTCGGCGATGAACTGCTTGTCCAGCAGCGACTGCTGGTAGCGGTAGGTGTCGGCCGCCCGGCCGATCACCCCGGCCGTCGTCACCCCGGTGCGGACGCCGCGCTCACCGGCCAGGCCCAGGGTGTTGCGGATGCCGATGGCCCGGTACCGCTTGCCCGACAGGTTGGCGATGGCGTCGGCGATGAAGGCGTCGGTCGACCGGGCGGCGGCGCTGCTGAAGCTGTCGACCACCCGCGCGGTGCGCTGCGCCAGGTCGGTGACGGCGTCGGTCTCGTAGAACAGCTCCGCGTCGCGGCCGGTCGCCACCTGGCTGAGGAAGTAGGCGGTGCTGGCGTTCTGCGCGGCGGTGCTCGTCGCAGCCACCTGGGTCGCCTGGGACTCGATGGCGAAGCTGCTCTGCGACGCGACGACCGGCGCGGTCACGGCGCAGGAACCGGTGCCGCCCGCTGCTCACGCGGCGCGGCGGGCTGGCGCTGCTGGCCGCCGGGCTGCGGGGGAGTGGCCCGACCCTGGACCGGCTGCGGCTTGGGCACACCGGCGGCGGCCATGGCGGCGTCCTTGGCCATGTCCTGATCCAGCGCCGACATCGCGCGGTCGGCCATCGCCGGGTCCATGCCCCAGATCTCGGTGAGCTGGTGGTAGCGGGGGACGGTGCCCTTGGTCTGGGCGATGGCGTTGGCGCGCTCGGACATCGACGGGCGGTCGGCCGGTGCCCACATGATCTCGATCTCGCCCGGCACGGCGCGCTCGTCGTCGCCCAGGGTGCGGAAGATCAGCTCGGCCACCAGCTCGTGGTTCAGCTCCCAGCGGTCCATGCGCTGCTCGACCTTGAAGGTCAGCGTCTCCCGCTGGAGCGAGGCACCCTCGGCCGACCCGTTCGCCGCGTCCGGGGTGATCGAGTACAGGGGCGTGCCGGAGGTGGCTGCCAGGTCCTTGATGTCGTCGCGGATGGCCATGAGGATCGGGCCGAGGTCGACTGCACCGGACTCCCAGATCTCGACCGACGCGGGGATGTTCCAGATCGCGCCGGGGTCGGCGACGAAGATCGAGTCGTAGTCGATCTCCTCGCCGGTCTTCGGGTCGGCCTTGGGCAGGCCCTTCATCGCCCGCTGCTTGAAGGCCTGCACCGTGGCGATCGTCATGCGCTGCAGGATCTGCTGGGTGATGCGGTCCAGGACCGGGATGTGCGGCTCGAACTCGGCCTGGCAGTCCTCGTTCTCGAAGACGACGACCGGGCAGAGCGGGTCGGTCTCGTCGTCGCCCTGGAGCCATTCCGGCTCGCCCTCCAGCGCTTCGAACTCCTCGTCCCAGTCGAAGGCCTGCGCGTGGAACTGGTTGCCGAGCAGCGGGGTGGAGACGTTGCGCGAGCGGCGGGCCACCAGGACGCGGCCGGGCAGGTAGAGGTAGGCGACGTCCTGCTGGTGGGCCTCGTCGTAGAACAGCTTCAGCGCGGCGATGACCTTCAGCGGGTCCGCCGGGTCGGTGATGGCCGTCATCTGCCGGGGGTCCTCGGCGGTGACCAGGAGCTTGCCCTGGGCGTCCTTGCCGACGATCACGTAGCCCTTGCGCATGGCCAGGGCGTACTTGTGGACGTCGAGCGCCCAGAGCTTGCCGCGCGACTTCTTCCAGATCTTGAAGCCGACGACGTCGCCGCCCTCGTCGTTGTCCTTGGCCGTCCGGATGCCCCGGATGCGCAGGCGGGACAGCACGGCGGCGACGATCAACCGCTCGAAGTTGGTCCGGGACTGCGCGATGAACCAGCGGACCGCCTCGGCCTGGTTCTTGTTGACCGTCGGCAGCGGGGCGTCGCCCTTGTACCGGTCCCAGAGGGCCGTGCACTCGGTGCGCTGCACGCGGAGCTGGTTGTGCAGGCGCTGGAGCCACCAGCCGTCCGAGTAGGGGACGCTCGTGTCGATCGGCACAGGTCAGGCTCCCGTTCAGCGGATCCGGTACGGCACGAAGACTTCCTCGGCAGCAGTTGCCCCCGCCGCCAGTGCGTCCAGCCGCGCCTGCCAAGAGAGCACGGCAGCCATGGTGAGGTCGAACTTCGCTTCGGGACGGATCTTGCCGAGGATGACGACTTTCCGACCTTCATCATCGAGGAGGTTCGTCTCGACTCGGCCTGCGTTGCCCACATGACGCACGAAGTCGGGGTCGCCGTTGTGGTGGACCTGCCCCGAGTCGATCGCCTCGTTGTAGGCCCGTACCGACATCCCGATCTTGCGTCTGTTGTGCGTCCACCACTCTGTCACGCGGTCTGGGTACTTCCCGGCCCACTTGCCGACGGTCTCGGTCCAGTGGGGCGGGTCAGCGTAGACCTGCCAAACGTCGTAGGCGGCCATGACCTCATCGAACTTGGCCTGGACCTCGTCCTCGGGGACCTCCCAGTCCTCGGGGGCGAACTCGGGGCGCTCCCAGAGGCCGACGGGCATCTGCACGCCGGTGACCACGTCGGTGAGCACGAACCCGGTGGAGTCGCGGAAGCGCGCGCCGTCGAAGCCGAGCGTGCAGAGCGACCCGAGCTTGATGACGTGCTCCAGGTCGCCGAGCGCCTCGAACTTGCTGACGTCGAAGGCCTGGTCGTCGCTCTGGGTCCAGCGGTTCAGCCAGACGCGCTCCAGGTAGCTCTTGTCGGAGCCGGGCCGGTCCCACTGCTTGGCGATGTCCTGGAACTGGCCGGGGCCGTACTCGCCGACCGGACCGGTCGCCTCGGAGACGGCAGCGATCCGGCCCTCGATCGTCTTCAGGTTGTGGTTCGCCCCGGCCTCGCGGTGGAAGTAGAAGAGGTCCGGGTCGCGGATGTCGCCCTTGGCGATCGACTGGGCCTCGCGGTGAGTCTTCTCGGCCACCGAGCCAGCGCCCGGCCGTCCGGCCGTGGTCGTCTCCAGGCTCCAGGGGTCGTCCAGCACCCGCTTGGGGATGTTGGCGAGCATCGTCTCGTGCGCGGCGACCAGGCGGGGCAGGTCCATCCGGTGGGTCTCATCGAAGTGCTGGAACGTGGTGCGCGCGCCGTCGTTGGCGTTCGGGGAGCCGGACAGGGCGACGCACTTGCCGTCGGGTCGGCCAGCACCGTCCAGGCGCAGGATCCGCTCGGTGCCGGTGTCGAACATGTGCGCGTCGTCGCACTCCTCGATGATGGCCTTCAGCGCGCCGTAGGCCAGCTCATCGGCCTGCGCCTCGTTGTAGGCGACCATCGGGATGTAGGGGTCGCGGACCGGGCGGCCGACCGGGTTGCCGTTGGCGTCCCAGCCGTCGAAGCGGACCGGCCCCTCGGCGTGCAGCTCGCAGAACGCGATCAGCGCCGCCCACTCGGTCTTCGCGGTGCCCTTGCGCCAGGAGATCCCGCAGCGCTTGAACCGGCGGCGGCCCTCAAACTTGTGCCCGCGCGGGAAGATCTCGTACATCCGGTAGATCGCGCCGCGCTTCTCGGCGTCCAGCTTGTAGGGCAGTCCCTTCAGCGAGCCGGGCCCGTAGACCGCCCGCTCCTCGATGAACTGGGCCACCTGGAAGCCCAGCGTCGGGAACTCCTTGCCCTCGGCCTCCAGCGCCGGGACGACCAGCGTGGCCATCAGGCGGCCTTCGCCGCGTCGGGGTCGAACACGCTGACCTGCTCCAGGACGATCCGCTTGATCGGCATGGAGACGAGCATCTGCCGCTTGTAGTCGAAGATCTGGTCCGGCTCGTCGTCCCGGACGTCCTTGACCCGGAAGCCCCCGGCGGTGATGAACTCGCCAGCCTGGTACCGGTACGCCTTGACGCCGGGCGCGAACTCCATCATCACGCGCACCTTGGAGCCGTCGTCCTGCTCGGGCTTGATGTGGCCGTATCCGGAGGCGTCCTCCAGGGTCGGCCCGGTGGCGGTGAGCGGCAGCCGGACGTGCTGGCCGGGCTGGAAGCTCAGGAAGCGCGAGGCCGACATCGCCTCCTCGTGGTACAGCGGCTTCGTCCTCGGCTCGGCGTCGCGGATCTTCCGGAGCATGTTCCCGGCGTTGTGGCGCACGGTCTTCTCGGACCCGTCGTTCAGCCGCCAGTGGAAGCCGTCGATGCCGCCCATGATGTCGGCCGACGCACCGGTCATGTGGAAGCTCCGCCCCCGCGAGGAGCCCCAGAACGCGCCCCCGACCTTCAGGTTCTTGCTGTTGCGCGCGGCGACGATGGCCTTGGCCTCGGGGGAGATCGGGATCCAGCCGTGCTTCCAGTGGTAGACGCGGCCTGCCTTGGCCATCAGCCGACCCGCTTGGATCCGCGCACCGTCACCGGCGTCTTCAGCACCTCGGTCATGCTCTGGCCGTCCTGGATCTTGATCGACGTGATCCGCAGGGTCGCCGCGTTCGTCAGCGTCGTCTCCTCCTCGTCGCGCCAGGAGTTGGCCCCGTTGATGCTGCCGGTGCCGGTGCGGGCCTTGTCCTCGCCGTCGCCCTGCCACTCGGCCGTGATCAGAACCGGGACGCCGTCGCCGACGTCGGCGGCGGTCTTGGCGAAGTCCTTGCTCGACGTCCAGTGAGTGCCGATGCCCGCCTGCTGATTGTTGGCGTTCCGGTAGCCCAGGAGCTTGTCGATGACCATGTCGCCGATCTTGTACTCCTGGTCGATCTGGCTCTCGTCCACCGGCGGCTGGAGCAGGTCGGAGATCCGCCGCTGCTCGTCCGGCGAGAACTGCACGCTGACGCCGCGATGGAGCACCTTGGGGGCCTTGGGCGCGGCCTTCCGGCGCGCGAC